GCAAAGTTCTCGATTGCCTTTTCGTCGGAATCGGTCGCGTACTCCGCCTGCTTGGTGTAGCTGAAGGCGTGAATATAGCACACCGGTGTAATCTGGCCGGGAACCTGAGTCGGCCCGGAGCCAACTCCCATGTCGGACCCGTTCATGTTTCCAACGCGGGGCTTGCCGCCAAGAGACGGCATGGTGGGCACGCGCGACGGTCGATCAGATACCGCGCGAATCTTGGACTTCTGGACTTCTTTCAGGAGAATGCTTTGCGACAGGACGTAGTTTTCCAATTCCGGTCGCACGTACTCTTGCTCGGATGCAAGAGCCTGTGCCGCATCTGCGATAGCCATAACAATCCTCTCTCGTGTGAGATTTGATCGCTATAGCTGCTCATAGTCCCCCAAGGGGTAACCCGCCGAGCCGGTGCGGAACCGTTTCGCGTCTGCGAAGCTCGAAAGAGGCTGTCTTGACCGGGTGCCACCCGTAATTTTTCTTCCGAGCCTTTACTTGGTTGACAGCATATCACAGCCTGTCAATTACTTGCCCTGCTTCCACTTCACCGGGCCTGTGCGCCCGACTACAAACGCCTCATTGCGAGCCAGCATCTCATTCGACGTGCGCCGGAAGTCCACCTTCAGGCCAAGCCGCGTCGGAGACTGCGCAATGTACTCGAACTTGCTGTTACTCGTCTGCTGCTGCCCCGGCTTTGCGGCCTGCTGCGTCGGCTGAGTCCCTGGCTTACCTTTCGCTCCGGTTGCCGTCTTGCGCTTCGCCAGAACGTCATCCACGGCCCTCTTGACGGCTCCTGGAATGATCTTCTTGTGCTGCGATTCGACCGTCATCGCATAAGCTGTCTTGTTTTTCGCCTTCAGGAAGCCTTTGACCTTCTTTTGGTAGTTGAGATCGGTCGCAACCCGCGCATTGACCTCCTGCTTTACTGCATTGCGGATGGAGTTGATTTCCGGCTGCGTGAACTTCGTCTTGGGAGCGACTTTCTGCACTTCCGCGACCGTGAACGCCTCCGAACGCGGCTTGATCTCCCCCAGCCACTCATTGTGGAGGATATTCATCTCGCGGGTTTCGAGATCGTTTCCGCCCTGAGCCTGATGTTGCTGTGCAACCGTTTTCGTCTCGATGGGCTTCTTGGCAGTCGTGTTGATCTGCTCGACGACGCCCTTGATCGTCTTGAACGCCTCAATAACCGTCTTCAGTCCGGGATCGTCGGAATCGGGCGGGAGGACGCGCTCCAAAAGCGCCAACTGTAAGGGGATTTGCGCTTCTGTGAGATACCCAGATACCGATTTGCAGATGTAGGAGGAGAAGCCCTCCGGATTGACCTCCGCAAAGCGGTCCATCGCCTCGGGAACAATCTTCTGGAAGCTGGCTGGGTTGGCCTCAATCATCTGGTTGACGACTTTGGGGTCAGCGGACTGAAACGCCTTGTCGAAGTCGCGCCAGAAGCCGCGCTCGGCAATCGTGTTCGAGATGACCTCTTCAATCGGCGCGGAGCCGGGCACATACTCGGGATCGTCGGGATTGTCGTCAAGCTGCGCGATGAGCTGAAGACGCTCCTGAGCCTTCGCAATCCCGTCCGGCATCCGCCGGTTGGCATCCTCCATGAAGTGAAGCGCCTGCTTGACCTGGCGGTGCAGGTCCGGAGAATCCTTCAGGCGCTCCTTGACCTGCTTCCACGTCGATGCGGCAGAGGTTGGAGAGGTTTCCGTTGTCTGCGTTTGGCCTTCAGTGCCTTCCGTCTCGGCCTGAGTGCCTTCCGTCTCTAATTCGGCACCCTCTGTTTCGAGTTCCGCGCCTTCGATCACTTCAAGTTCGTCTGCCATTTGCTCTCTCCTTATAGCTCTGAGGGGGGGGACAAGTTATAGATCATTCCGATCAAATCGCCATGAGACCCTCTGAATAGAATCACATCATCTGGAAGTCCGTAATCCGTTACAATCGGGTATCCGCAAAACGTTTGAAAGCATTCCATGTTGCGGTTTGGATCGATTCTTTGTACTTCAAACCCTTTTTGGCTGTAGCACTCAGCGTTGCCTCTGTTCATTTCTACGCGACTGATTCGAAGATCATCCCCGTTTTCAGAAAGACGATTTAGCATAGCCCTCCCCAGAGGCGCTTCGATTTCTCGCATTACCGCATTAACCGTCTTCATATCGTCCTCCTAAACTGTCGCTGTACCTTTTGTCCCCGGCGTCGCCGCGTTCTTCTGCACAGCGCCCTGCGCTTCCGGGGCCGCTTCCTTGATGCCCGCCTGCGCATTCATTTGCGCCTTGTCCGCTGGGCTCTCATCCTTGAAGTTTATGCTCTCGCTCGGTGGTTTCAACTGCTGTTGCGCCTGAGCCTGCGCCATGGCCTGCTGAGCCATGAACTGATCGTGAACCGCCTTGTGTAGCCGCACGTTCTGGATGCCAAGTTTCTTTTGTTCGAGCGCCTGCGCTGGGTCCACGCCCTCGTCCGGCTGGGCCACATTCGACCGCAGCCAGCAATCCTCGCTGGAGAGGTATTCCTGGCACTTGGCAGACTCCCACTTGTGGTAATCGTCCGCTTCAGGCATCAGGGATGGTTGCGGCTGCGGAGGAGCGAACGGCGGGGCAGGAAGGCCCTGCTGCTCTGCCTGAATGGTCTGTTGAGCGTGCTGCATCGAATACTCGGCAATCTGCTCTGGGGTCGGGATGATAGGCGGCTCCTGAAGCAGAATCTCCAGTTCCCTGGCCTGCTTCTTAAACGCAATGGCGGGAATAAACACGAGGTCTTGATTGCCGTTGAGTTCAATGAACTCCTCCCAATTGTCGGGGGACTCGAAAAGAGTCTGACCCACAGGACTTGCGGCTGCCATCTTGATAAGATCGGCAAGATTCGCGCGCTTCGCCGCCGTGGTCTCAGGGAAAGACGAGTCCGACACATGCGCATGGAACTTCCCTTTCTTCAGCCGCTCCATCTTGACGGTAATCTTCTGGCCATCCTTGCCGACAACCGCAATCTCTGTGCCGTGATCGGGATTCTTCGACGCCAGCCGCGCCGCCTTCTCTGCGATGCCCGAGAACATGATCTGCATGGAGGCCCACGACGGCCCCAGCATCCCCATTGCCTGTGAGCGGTCCATTGCCTGTTGTGAGGCCGTAGTCTCCTTGTTGCTCGTTCCTTGAAGCGCCGGGAGAGCCCCGGTAATGTCCTGTGACACTGGACCGCGCAATTCCTCGATTGCCTGGTCGAATCCCTCTGGTGGCGCTGCGGGGTCTTCGCGGTGGATGACCGACTTTGCAATCTCCTGATCTGGCGGGCCTTCTTTCAGCAGCACATAATCGTTTGGCCGGCTGCGCTGATTCGAGATGGCCGCATAATCCTCGTCGTTGCCCCGGAAGTAGGTGACGCTCCAGCCGGTCTCGTAGTTCTCGCGCTTGGCGTTCATGTAGTCGTTGTAGGCATCCTGAATCACCTTCATCGGCTCCATGAGAGCGCCGCCGGTCAGTCCGTCGCGCTCCATCGGAAAGGCCACATCGATTGCATCGTCGGGGCACTCGTTCCAGCTTTCCGAATATGTCTTGCCAACCCACTTGACATGGCATCCGTCTGGAAAAAGTTGCAGGAATTTATCGCGGTAGGTGAACGTCTTCCCATCCTCGCGAACGTCGTTTTCGTCCGCGCCGGGATATGCCGGGTCGAAGAGCTTATCCTCGAACACCTCCGGCCGCAGAAACCCGTTCAGCTCGGTCGTGAGGTAATTCAGCGCGAGGCCAGTGAGAAAGAATCCTTTCTTGGCCTGCTTGACGCCGATACGCGCAAATCGATTCCAGTCCGACTCCCCGATGGACGCCTCGCCCGCAGTAACCTTGGAGCGAATCCACTCATTCTGCGCTTTGAGCGTCAGCACGTTCTTGTCATCAAAGAGGAAGCAATAAGGCGAATCAGCCCACGACTTGCAGACTATTGGCAACTTTGATTCCATCGTGCCATAAATTTCCGCAGTCTCCATCGAGCGCGGTTCGCCATCGTCATTTGCGCCGAATCGTGCCTTGGATTTCAGCGTCTTCGTCCACGAAACGACCCGGCCCGACATGCCCATCATGTACGAGACGCGCTTCTGGATGCGCTTGACCTGGCCACCCTTTTCCGCCTGGTCGAACATCTCCCAGAACCCTTCAGCGGTCTCAGCAGCCTCTATGGATTCGGATTCCTGCGGATGGTCCGCTGCGAACCCAACTCCCGGCGGATTCTGCGTAAGAACCGCATCCAGAGACCGCCAGCGTGCGCGGAAGATGTTATAGGCACCCATGAACATCGGGCACTGTACATTCTGACCGTTACCGATATCGACGTACCCGCCCGCCGTGCCAACCTGATAGACCCCCGTTGCCCAATTGGGATAGACGTGCTGAACGCTGTCGTAGTAAAAGCGCATGATGCGGTCGAGAAGCACCTCGACGCGCCGATCGTACATTTCCTGATCCTGGAGCTTCTTGACGATGGCTTCGAGCTTGTTGGTCAAGTCCTCGGGCAGGTCTCGATTATTCTCTCCGTAAATAGGCGGATCATCCTGCTGCGGGACAGAATCAAGGCTGTCGTCGTCGGCATTGGTCGGAAGTGTGGCGTTAGTTGCGATTGGCTTTCTCCATCAAAACATCCACAACGTCTTCCCGCTCCAGTACCGCCGCGATAGCCCTGCCCATCGTTGAGCAGCACGGCTTGCCATCCTTGCCTACCGTGCTCATGCAATACGGGCATTGAATCATGCACTCGCCCGACGCTATCTTCGCCATGCGCACCTGGCGCTGCACGTACTCCAGCTTTTGCTGGCCGGT